GGCCACATACACGTCGATGGTGTAAAGCAAGTCATCGGGGTCGCACGGCATTGCCATGCTGGCGAAGTGCATGATGCAGCCCGTGTTTGCGGTTGGCTGAATCTTGATCGTCTGATTGCCAAATCGCTGCTTTTCTGCGGTGCGGCTCCAAGTCATGTTGGTGGCGCTTGCTGGCGTGACGTTTGCCAGCGTGATGTCGAAGGCGGTTTTGCCGTACTTGCTCAGGATGGACTCTGCGGGCGGCTTTCCCGCGATGAACTTTTCTCCAGCCCCTGACACCAGGGCGGTGCCGCCAGGTGCGAGGCGGACACCGTTCAGAGCTGAGGGCGGCAGGATCTCGACCATCATCCTGCCTGCGCTGAGCAGCTGCTTCGCTACACCCACCAAGCTGCCACCAGAGCTGCTGAACGTGAAGGTGTCATCGTCCGTCGCAAAGACATCCTTGCCAATGTCCGTAGCGACTGCTCCGCTGATCTGCAGGGCGACCTGGCCAGAGTCCACCACTGTGAGCGGTGCCTCGCGCTCCTGTCCACGGATGTGGTTGACAGACGATTGAGCGAAGCCGATGAACTTGTCACCGGCCTGCAGCGGTCGAGGACTGCCGGTTGCCTCATTCACTCCAACTGCGGCGCCGGCGTAAATGGTCGTTGTGGCCGGCACCAGCAGGCCATTGATGTTGGTGTTGGTGTAAGCCCTGGTTCGGCTTGCCGAAAGTGTTGTCATCGTGAATTCCTCGTGCGTGTGGGGTTTGGCGGCTGGTCGCCATCGTCAGAGTCTTCCGAGTCGCTCGCCTCCGCCGCCTGCGCTGGCGCGCCTGCCGGCGCCACGTAGGTGCCGTCCCGCTTCTGGGCGGCGATCTCCTTGGCTCGCTGCTTGTGCTTCGTCGCCCAGTCGACGCCGTCGTGCAGGATCGATTCAGCATCCAGCGTGCTGATCTCCATGTCGACGCGGGCGCGAGCTGCGGCAACCTCCTTCTGCGGATCCAGGGTGCCGGCGCCATCGCCGGTCCAGACGGCGTTGCACCAGGCCGCGCGCACTTCTGGCGAGGCGAAGAAGCCCGGCGCCTGGATGCGCCCGCTCGTGACCTCATTGGCCAGCCAGAGCTCATACACCGGCTGGCAGAACTGGGTCACCACCCTGTCACGCCGGCACTTGAAGAACTTGGTGGCCATGAGGAACGCACCACGGGCGGCGGTGTAGCTGCTCTGGAAGTGCATCACCAGCACCTCGTAGGGCATGCCCAAGGCCATGCCCATCTGCCGCACCATGGCCGTCCAAAACGGGTCGAACTCCGGGTTCGGTCGGCCTGGGCTGGCGGTGGAGATGTCCTCACCAGGCAGCAGGTGGACCGCCTTGGGCCCGCCCATCTCGCCCGACCATTGCTCGGCCTGGTCCAGCGTGCTCTTGACCGAGTCGTTGTTTTGGAAGAGGTCGTGGAAGGCCTCGGTCTCCATCTTCACGAACACAGCGAAGACGCTGCTGGCCACGGCGGCCGCCAGTTCGTTGTCGGTCCACTTGTTCAGCTGCTTGAGCGGCTCGAGGATTGGCGCGATCCATGGCACGCCTCGGTGCTGGCCGAACCGCAGGTTCTCCATGAGCTGCAGCACGTTGCGCCGGTCAGTCTGCTTGCCGCGCATGTCCACGCGCGTCCACCTGGTGCCGGCGGTGCGAACTTCGCCAGGGTGCCGGTCGGCCACATGAATCGCGATGGCCTCCCCTGTGATGGTGTCGATCTCGACACCATCGACCAGCTTGTCCGTGTCGGGAGTGCGATTCGGATTGCAGACAAAGTCCGCTTCGATGCCCTGGAGCGCGAGGCGCACCGCACCGCCGCGCGTGACCAATGGCGTCAGGAAGAACGCGTCCCCGCTGGACAGTTCGGTGCGGTAGCCCAGGTCCTGCAGGCCGTAGAAGTCGCACTTGCGTGACAGGTCACAGTCCACCGACTTCGCCCACACGTTGAAGCTGTGCTTTGTCGCGGCGTTCCACACCTCGGCGTCTTCGTCCGAGATCCCGAGAATGTCGTTCTGAATGCTGGGCGTGCAGGACAGGCCCGTGCCGATTACATGACCGACATTGGTGTTGATAGCCCCCACGGCGACTGGCGCGTTGCGCAGCTGGTCGCGCGAGCGCTCGCGCAGTACCGGCAGGTCCGGGATGATGTCCGCGTTGGGAGAGCCACCACCAGGATTCCAGGCGCTCGTGGCAGCGCGATCGCGCCTGGCGCCAAGGTAGCCGCCGCCGGCTCCACTGTAGGCGCCCACGCTTGACAGGGCAGCCCGCGCCATCAGGCGGCGTGCTGCAACCCTTGGTGCGACATAGGCGATGGCCTTGTCCAGAAGGTTCTGCAGGTTGCCGGTGCCAGGCCGTGCGGCTGTTGGTTTCTCGCGCATGGGTCAGTTCGTGACGACTGTGTAGGCCCGGCCACGGCCGGCCGCGCGGTTGCTGAGCGTGTTCAGGCGGTCGTTCCACGCCTCGATGCCAGCGCGGATTTCAGACAGGTTCGCGCGTGTGAGCCGGCGCCCCGCGATCTCGTAGGACTGCCCGGCGAGGACCTGGATCTCTGCAGCCAGGTAGGCGTCGAGTTGCGCCTGGGCTTGGGCGACGGTGATTCCGGCCATTACATGGATGCTCCTGCAGGGTGGTGCCTGGCGTGGCGACTGGGACCGCGCCAGTCTATGAATTCGGCTGTGACAAAAACAGGGCAAAACGTGTCACAACTTGCCGCCGGGCGGCCTATCGGGGTGCGGTGGGGTTGCCTTTTTTCATCCAGCGGTAGACGGTCCGAGGGGTGATGCCGTGGCGCTTCGCAATGTCGTGCGTGCTCATGGTGGTCATGGCGTCCTCGAACACGCGCACGCGCACCTCTTCAGGGCTCAACTGGAGCTTTTTTTTTACTCGGATCCTGCGATCGCCGTACCGCTCCTTCAGCCTGCGCTCGATGTTTGCCGCCTGCTCGGTGGTCAAGCCGAGGCCCAGGTCGAGCACCTCCCGAATCATGGCGATGACGATGTCCGGGTCTTCGTCTCCCGGGACCTGCAGGTCGACGTCCATCATGGGCCCTGTCGAAGGCTGCGGGCCAAGCTGGCGCGCCACCCACCAGGTGCGGGCGCGGTTGCCAGCGCCGGCGTTCGGGCCGGCGGTGTGGGTGCAGCCAATGCCGGAGGAACTGGCGCGACTGGATGAACAACTGGCTGATCGGCGGCCACTGCCTGATCCGGTACAGACGTGTGCACCGCCTCGCCGGCCTCATCGTTGGCGATCACCACCACCTGAGCGAAGAGATCGGATTCCCGCGGGGCAATGCGTTGCTCACGTCGCGCCCAGCTGGCCTCCCGGTAGCTTTGAATTCCAAGGTAGCAGGCGGCCGCGTACGCGTAGACCATGCCGTCGCCCGCCTCTTCCCGGTGGCCCTGCGGCGTGATCCAGCGCATCGAGTGCTTGCCTTGCACCACGACCGGCAGTAGCCGTGCGGCGGTCATCTGCTCGAACTCGTCTGTGTCCGACAGCACTTTGGGCACATGAACGTAGCCGGGCCCGACCTGGCTGAGGCGCATGCGGCCGTACAGCAGGTGCTTCGCCGTGTCCGTGCCAATCTGCCACACCTTGACACCGCTCTTCACGGTCTTGCCGCGCCAGCTGATGTCGATCAGGCTGGGGCGACCGAGCACCGGGCGGCCGTACTGGCTCGCGCCTTTGATGGCCAGGACATTGGATCGGGCGTGGTTCCGGCAGTAGTTGTAGACCGCGTGGGTGTTGTGTCCGCCGGTGTCGATGCAGGTCGCCTCGATCAGCACCTGAGATCCAGAGGCATGCAGCACCGGCGTGCGGCGGATCTCAGTGAGGCGCGTCCAGGGCGAGCCTTCGGTGCCCTCGTCGAGGTTCGGGTCGCCGTAGATGATGTGGCGCTCGACCAGCCAGGATTCCTCGCCGCGGCCGAATGCCCAGACCCGCGCTTCGAGGCGGTCCGGCTGCGTGTCGACGCCCATGGTGAGCATCAGGCCGTGCCGGGGCACCTTGCCCATCTCGTAGTCTTCGGCCCGGTTGCGCAGCGTCTGGCTGTCGGCGCCGGTACCGACCTCCTCCCAGTCCTCCGCCAGGCTGGAATTGATGAACTCCTTCAGCGGCGCGCTGTTGCCGGCCTTCTTGGACTTCTGTGCCGTCTCCCACTTCTCGACCAGGCTGGCCCAACTGCGCCATCCCAGTGGCGAGTAGAGCTTGTTGAGGTGGAATCCCGCGCGACGGCCGCGGCCGGCACCTGGTGCCTGCGGGATCCAGATCCCGTTGGCCAGCATCTCCGGCTTGCAATGCTCCTGGATCGCGGCGCCACAATGGCGGCACACGTACACCGCGGTCTCAGGCCGTGCTGCACCGAGCGGCGTCTTCAGCCACTGGATCCCCCAAGCCTCGCGGTTGCCCCACTCCAGCACCTGGCGCTCCCCGCAGTGGGGGCACGGGACGTGGTACTGCCG